GTCTGTTCCGTTAACAATCATCAGCAAATCGCCTTCGGTAGTGTCTGTGTCGTTTCTGAGGGCCATGCGTTGAGGGTCTAGTAAAAGATGAGAGTTTAGCAGCGAAACATTATTAGCCACATAGCTTAACTCAACATCGCTAAATAGCATTTCTCGTAGTGCTTTACCTTGACGCTGAATAAACAACGTACCACCCTCAGCCGCTTGGGGTCTAATACCAAACTTGGAACCTCTACGAGTTGCCGACTTTACAGTAATGTTTGCCGGGGTGATTGGACTTAAATCAGCTTGCGGAATAAAAAACTCTGCGCCTGAAGTAAATATTTGTAAGTCACGACCAGAACGTAGCGCAGTGATAGCGTTCACGCTATCCGTAGATAGCGTCACTTTTATTGCATCATCGTCTAAACCTTCGTCTGCTTTAAAATTAAAGAAGTCTCCAACCTTAGAAGCAAAAAGGGTAGATGGCTCAGAATGAGAGCCACCAAAATACAAACGCCCCTCATGGAATGTACACGTTCTAGGCCATCCCCTAGTGTTACTCCAGGAGTCTTCATAACCGCTTTCAAGTTCGTAATCACCGCTAGCAATAGCATCTGTATTGTGAAACGGTATTTCCACTACCGCTTCTACGCTTGTAGTGCTTAGAAACTTTGTAACTCTCGCACGACCAAAACCATTCGTAACATTGTAAAACTGGTTAACCTTATCGCTTGCAAAAATGGCAGAGGACGCCGTTAACTTAATTGCACCCGTTACAGCCGACGCTGTGAGTGTTCCCGCCGGGTTACTTGTCGTTAGTGTAAATCCTGTTTTGGGTACGGTCAAAGAAAGCGTTGAAGCTGTCCACGTTGTATTGTTGGCTCCTCTCAAAATCCTCATAGGAGCAAAGTTTTCATTGACGAGAATAAGAGTGTCAGCACTTTGCGTAAAATATATTTTATCCATATCTATGGCAGAAGTGTTATATAACGTGCCAACGTTAAAATCTAAATAGCTATTACCTGACCCGTTTATGTTTGTAAGCAAAACTTGGTTAGCAAAAAACCTAAATCTAAGAGTTGTGTTTGCATATCGTGTAGCAACAATCATAAAGTTCTGCGTCGTGCTAAACTCAAAAGGAATGAGTAGAACGCCATTAGCTGCATTGTCTGACGTTATATCTAAAAGAAAACGTAAGCCCGGACGCCGACTAAAACCACCTTGCGGCTCAAACAAAACGTTATCAGCAATAGCTACAGTATTATAATACTGCTGTAAGTCAGTGCGACCCCGGAGTAGGGGGTCCATTTCACCACCCGTAAAACTTGCCTGATATGTTTGGAATTTGCTCATCGAACATCCGACAACATATATTCACTTATAACTCCCGGCGTTTGACCCGCACTATCAATACTTACTGCCTGTCGAAAGTAACCACCTCGCATACCTTCACCGGGGTTACCCAATGCTATGTTGCGCCATACCTCAACTTTACCTGTCTGGTCTGTAATCGTTTCCGCTAAATGCCAAGCAAGTTGATAAGCTAAGAGCGTAACAAAGTAAGTCGGCATAGCTCCTTCGTTTACATCTTTTTGATAATCTATTGTTATTGTTTCTTCGTCAGAAAACAAAACTGTGCCACCAACTGAAGACTGACCTATCTCCCAGTTTTTTATAAGTGGAGACCCGGCTGTTGTACTCGCTCTTACGGCTCGTGGAACACCACTAAGCATATCGTTAGGTAAAGCGTACTGATACGTCCATTCGCTTGTTGGTGAGGTCGTTTCTCGTGCTAATGTCGCTTTGCCAAGTGAGAATGTCCAAGAGTACATTGCAAGGGTCGATGCTTTAACCTCTTTGTACAAAACGTTACAAGCGTCGGCTGCTGCCGACCCTTCCACGAAACTTGTTATTTTGTTTGCTCCTAAGAACACTAAGGCTTTGTTACAAATGCTTATATCTGTGTCACCAATAGCCATTCTTATCTCCTAGAAGGAAGGGGGCGTCGCCGCCCCCAACGTATTAGTCTGAGTCAGTTACCACAGCGATTACTGTGCCGTCTGACATATCAACAACGCCAGAAGCGTTACTGACTACAACGTGCATTGTAATCGTTCTTGTGCCACCCGTAGAACCGTGAACGATAATCATATCGCCAACGGCTAGAGTGTCCGACAAGTCGTTGAAATAGCCAGAGCCATCCACGACTGTATGTGCGTCCGTAGTGGTGTAACAGTAGAGTGCGGGAACCGTACCCTTCATGCTTTGACCACCTAATGAGGACATACCAGTTGCTGCAAATGCCATGTTATCTCTCCTTACTCTTCACAGACAACATCAACGAGGCCGTCAACATCTATAACGCCACTGCCCATTGAGAGCATTGCAGTTACAAGAAAAGACGTTTTCTCAGGGATGTAGTTGATTTCTGTTTTTGGAGCGATACCAACACCAACACCGATTGCTGAACGATGGAAAGCAAAACAAGTTCTATCAGCAGTAGCCAATGGTAGACCACCTTCATCTCGGTCACCTACAATATGGAACTGAAAGCCTAGCATTGAGTTAACGCTTCCGCTTACTAATGCTTGCACAGTCTGAAAATCACTCGAAATCGCACGTTCATCACCGAGCAAACCAGCTAGGTTATTAGCATGGATTACAAAGTGACGGTCAGTTGGAGGCACGTTTTTCGCATCCAAAGCTTTTTTCGCAGCTAATATTTTACCAACATTTAAGTTAGATGCTGCTGCTGAACCAGAGGTCACCACAGTTTTAGCAACTGTAGAACCCGCCGAAGCGGCATTAAGTGCATCAATAATGATTTGGTCTTCACGACGTCCAATAGCATTACCCACGACTTGCGCTAACTCTTGACGCTCATCGAAGTTAACTTTTTGCTGATTAAATATATCAGAATATTCAGCAGCAACAAAGTCTTGCATACTTATTGAAACCTGTGAAAAAGCTGCATTGATTGGAGTTACGTCAGTTTGTGGAACACGAACCGACGCAGTACCTTTACCAACTTTCGGGAATTTTACGGTGTCTCCCGTCACACCATTTCGGGTCCGTGCAGCACCACGAAGAACAGCAGCACCTTGATAGGCTTGATGTACTTCTGCTTCAAATAGCTGGACGAACGCCGGACTTAGGTTCGTAGACATAATTTATAGCTCCTATTATTGAACCAGTTAAATTTGTCGCCGTTATAGGTTGTCGGGAGTTCCGGCCTTTGGCTTCGTGGATACGTCCACGCCCGGTGTATTTCTACACGCCAAACAGGCCCAGAGGGTTATCTGTTGAAAGAAGGATATACTACAAGCTGTAGCTTGTAAATACTTTATACCATACATATAGAGGTTGTACAAAAAAGCCCCCGCCAAAAGGAGTAAGCGGGGGCAGTTAGGCGAAGTATAACGCCACAGGCATTATCCGTATCTTTTCTCGTATTCTTTTTCTACTCCGCGAGTGTATGCCATGTCATTCCCGTAGCGTGGGTCTGCCATTTTACTCTGCATAGAACGCTTAAAGTCGTCTTCGCTGACTCCGGCATCTGCTACATCTGCTACTGGTATTTTTGACATATCACCCGTCATAGAGCGTACCTTTTGCATAAGACGCTGACCAATAGCAGAGCCACCCCAAATAGAAAGTTCTTTTCGTTCTTCTTCAGAAATTAAGCCTTTTGTTTGTAAACTATCTGCCCATTTAATATTTGAAGCTAGTATAGCGTCAGCGTTTGGCCCTAAAGCTTTGCGTTCAGTTTCTATGTCTAATTCTAACGCCGCCATGTCCTCCCCCGCCATAGCTGTTATATTCTTAGCGAGTTCATCAAATGCTGCTTGGTTGACGCCATACTTCTGCGCCCAATCTAAATAGGTAGACACAACCGGGTCATCAGCTTCATATCCGGCTTCCGTCAACACTTCTGTGTTGTATTCTTTCGGTGCTTTGTGCTGACCTTGTGAAAACTTTTTTTCTAACTCGTCATAAGACTTCATCATCTTTTCTAGGTCTGGCCCTTCTTTTTCATCCCAAAATTTTTCTGGTATGAACTCAGGACGCTCAAAAGTTTCTTCTTCTGCGGGTTGGTCTTCTACTTCGGCATCTGCACGATGCTCAATAGTTTCACCTTCTTCTACGGCTTTTTCTTCTTCTAAAGCTGTAGCGGCCATCAAGCCATCAGGAGCCGATACTTCCTCGGTTGTTCCTTCGACTTCTTGGTTGTCACTGTCGCTCATTTGCTCGTTTTATCCTCTGTTGAATTTCACGCACTAAACTATTCTGCCCTTCCCGTGCGTATCCAAAAGAAGGGTCTGCGCCGGGTATCCATGCGGGTTGCTCGATAGTTATTGCCCGTAAGTTTTCTAATACTTTTTTTCCGGCTTCAGTATCAAAGCATCGCTTGTACTGAATATCTAAATCTCTTTGTGCTGACGTATTGGGTAACTCTAAATGCGTAACGCTTGAGTCTACACCATCCCAACCCGGTGAGTTTATGCTACGAATACGCTCTGCTTGGCTCATTGCATTTGCCCACCACCTTCAGGCGGTAACACGCCTTGTTGCTGTGCCGCCATCTGTGCCATCTGCATCATTTGTTCTTGCATCTGCTGTCGCTCTTGCGGTGACGTTCTAAGTTTTGCTGGGATACCAAGCTGGTCAGCTATGTAATCACCTACGGCATCCATTTTAACTAAGGTTTGACCTTGTGGCCCCATCATCTGAGATATTTGCATAAACTGCATAACCTCGTTTAGTTTCTCAGCATTGTTAGCCATAGCCAAAGGTGATACTGGCACGACCTTGACCTGAAGTCCGTTGATTTTTAACGGAAGCTCTATCTCGCCCATTTCATCCATAAGCTCAAGGGTACGTCTTACGATTGGAAACATGGTCTCGCTGATGAGCCGCCCGAACGCTGACCCCAAATTCTGCGATAGTTCTTTCATACGTTCAACAATCTCAGTCGCACTTCTGGCGGACATATTGTCGGGCGGCAAGCTTTCGTCTAGCAATGTTTTCTTGATGTTCATGCGTAGGTCATTGCTAACGATTTGTGTTAGGTTGGCGTCTCCGCTTCGGGGTAAAGGTTGCAAAGAAGGACCGCGAGGACCCCCGTTACTAGAGACGCCTATTACCGCTCCGGGAACGATGCTGATTGTCTGGGGATTTAAGACACCATCATCAACAGCGGTAAACACTCCACCAATACTTATACTGGCATTTTTAAGAGTTAATTCAACAACTTTGTTTAATGTCTTAATGTCAGGTAGGGCATATAGCACAGGGCCACGACCATACCGTTCGTTACTGGCTTTCATATATCGGGAGATAACCCAAGGAAAAGACTTTAGTTCTCTATGTACAAGCTTGAAATCTTCTTCTGCTGTAATAACACAATAATGAATTTGATTATCTATTGTGTAGGTTGCCTCAATCATTTCAAGGGGTTCTGTTACATCGTCTTCATATTTTTTAACAATATGGTCAGGAATTTCTGCGTCAGGAAATTCTCTCTGAATTACATTGAAAGGACGTTTAAACTTACGATATACCGTATCAACTTGACCGTTTGGCCCTTCATCAAAAGATATATGATAACTGGGAACAGCCGTGTATCTTATAGGCGTTATTTCATCGCCTGGCTGAATCAGCATCACTGCTGTGCCAACAGCTAAGTCTAGCAAAAACTCCCCAATAGCGAGGTCAAAACCAGACTGCGCCATGATACCAAACATTTTTTCCGAATAAAAATCTAACGCTTGTTGTGCCTCAATTCTGTTATCTTCGGGTATTTCTAGGCCCGGCTCTAATCTACACCACGGTCTCTGTGGGGGGAACAGGGAGGATTGTATCCGATTAGCGAACCGGGCCGTACTATGTATGGCAGTGCTGTCGAATACCCGTTTCATTTTATTTTGACCGGGAACATTACCCTCATAGTAACCGTCGTAAAGATTACGCATAGGAAGCGCATACTCGTAGGCTTCTTCATATATAGAACGCCATTGGTCCTTGTGAGTTGCCGCTTTCTTGTAGCGTTTCTTTATTTCTTTAACGTCTAACATTTTATGATTTTTTTCCAAGCGTCGCGTAAGC